TTCTCCTTAAAATCTTTTTGTTCTTTTTAATATTTATATTAAAGCCGGGTTCTCTTTGGTCTGGCGGTAATCTATGATCACCTGAACCAGCGATCATTCCAACATTGGTTTCTTCCGAGATATGTTGTGGATGGATTGAACCTTTATATTCAATAATGCTAGAATTATTTGAATGAATGTGTTCAGATTTTAAATTATCAGAATGAATTTTTAAAACCTTACCGGGTTTACCATTGGATGCAATTTTCGCATATTTACTGGCTTCGCCGTAGTTTGTCGTTAAATAGACTTTACCCGCATATTTAGAATTATCTGGAGAAATTCCATTCTTTTTAATGTTTTCAGCATTCATAGAGGTTGTGCCGTGATAATAAATCATCCTAACTTCCTTGATTTTCTATCAGCCGTGTTTCTTGCTAATATTTGAGCAGCCGATAGAAATGAATGCATTTCCTCTGGATTTTTATTTTCTTTGTCTTTTAGCTGATCATAGATTGTCTTGGCTTGGTGTGAACGTTCTATTTTATCATCGCCCGAGACATTTGAATTATCATTACCTGCTGCCTCAGCAGAAGGTTGATTTTTAACATCAGATGATTGCTGTTGGGCTTCAACTTCTGCTTGCTGATTTTCAAGATCCATTTCCTGTTGCATCTCGTCAATTATTTCATCTGACTGCTTCAATATGTTCTTTTTAACCCACTTTGTTGAATAAAATTGACCGATAAGGGGTTGAATATTATTCAGATTATTCAACCTGTCGTTTAGTATTTCAGCTTCTTTTAATTCGTCAAAATAGTTGTTTGTTGCCCAACGATATTTAATTGTGTCTTTAATAAGCAACCAGTCTTCGTAAGTAAGGATATTCTTAAGGACTAATTGTCTTTCAAGGAATTGGTTGAATAATTGTGAAAGTTTAAGTCTTAATCTAACAATGAATTTAGAAAATTTAACTTCGTCTCTGGTGATTTGAGTAGCACGACCAATTGAATAAACCGAGTCCTCAGAAAACCTCTGTGCAGGTATATTAAGAGAGTTATAAAGCTTCTTTTTAAAGTATTCGATTTGCGCCATTTCACCCATATTTTGACCACCGGGCAGTGTCGAAACTTCAGTTCCTTTACCAGTTTCGCCACGTCTAGGAAGCCAATAATCCTCAAGCATGGATATAAACTTCCGTTGATCAGAAATCTGTCCTGTGTTTTGATCATAAACAAGTCGATTCTTATGTAGTTTCATAATCTCTTGCATTTGTTGTTCTGCTTTAGCTTTAGGCAGATTACCAACATCAATATACCAGACACGTCGTTCTGGTGCTCTCGCTAACGTGTAGATAACAGATGCATCTTCAAGTGTTCTTAATTGATTTAAAGGTTTAAGGGCCTTGTCTAAGAAAGACAGAACGGTTGAATTATTAACATCTGTTAGGCCGGATGGAACATCAATAATCGAATCTTTAGCTATCTTAAGTGACGTAACAGATTGATTAGAAGTATAGGGGGTTTTATTGATGAAACCCCTTTCGGAATACAAATAATATTCATTCACAGTTTTATTCATTTGATCTTGCTTCTGTGGGTTATCTTTTACAACTTCCCGAACCTTACGAAGCTTTCTCGGATCGATATATCTTAATTCTTGGATACCGGATGACGCATTTGTCTTATCAATAATGACATGATATTTTAACCTACCGTCGATATACCATCTACGAATCAGGTCATAACAAGAATTATTGAAATCTAGAAGACGCTTACATTCTTTAAATTCATCAGTAATAGCTTTTCTTACTTTTTCAGAAGGAACAACAGAATCATCAATATTAATTTCTACTACGTCATCTTGATCAATATCAGCTATTTCATTAACAATCTCATCAACCGCTGAATCAAGTTCGGGAGCAGTAACCGCATTGCGATACTTAGTGACAAGTTCGGACTCAGTTTTAACGATTCCGTCTAGGTCAACATAAGTCGCCGATGAACCACCAGCAGAGACCACAACAGCGCCATCATTCTCCTCTTTAGGAGAGAATGATGGCAACTCTTTTTCTTTTCTTTTTATTTGAAACCCAAATAATTCCATATTACCTCTAATTTAAAATCCTTCTACCTATTATTTAAAGATAGAATGATATGCTTCTTTTAGAGATATCAGATCTTTAAATTCAAGTCCTTCAATGTCTTCTTTCGCTAGTTTCTTCGCAGCTAGATTAATGCCTTTAATCCTTCTATTACTTAGATCTATTGACTTACCCGCTTTTTCATCATCTACGTCGAATATTTTTCTTAATTCATTCCGTTTCTGGTAACTATTACCGGGTCTATCAGTAATTCTGTTAATTTCGTCTTGTTGAGCCCTGATATTACCTACATTAAATGCATGATTAGCTAAAGAACTACGCTTCCCATTCAGGGCTGTTTTGATATAAGACTTCAACGTATCTCTTGATAATTCATCAAGTCGTTGCTTCAACGCATTTTCTTCATTAAGTTTAACCATAAAATTTTTAATTTCTCTAATGTCCATGTCTTAACCTCTTGGTAGGAATGTTGATGAAACACCGTCTGGTGCGATAGTGCCCGTGTAATCGTCTTCATTAGTTTGATCAGACTCACCCGGCTCCCACCAGTCGTAAGAGAATGTAACGCTATAGGTCTGAATTGAGTTTCCATCTTGCCAATTCAATCTCATTGGGCTAATAGATGAAGGCCATAGTCCCTCAAAATTATATGATGCGATAACCTGATTACCTTGACCAAACTGGCGAACAATGGCGGATGATTTATAACCATTTTCTAACATGTCTTCAGATTGACGATTTGAAACTAATGCGTTAATACGATTTGACCAGTTCTCAAACATTTTACGCAGAGCGAAATCTTCATCATTCATGATTTCAACATCCCAATCTGGGAAATCTCTTTCTCCGGCTAACTTGATGGGTCTACCAAAATAATAGACCGGAAATGCTCTAATGTTAGCAGGTGGCACGGATGCTGCTTGAACTAGAACAGATGTTCTAGCTGAATTTACAGATGAGAATGGAGTAAAAATGTCCACCTCGAAAAGTGATGGTCTTGCGCCACCTCTTTTCAATCCATTTGATCTAAATTGCGAAATATTAAAAGCCATTACAGGTGTTCTCCTTTTTGATTATTTTAATTATTTATAAAAATCATTTGACTTTTTGATAGATTTTGTTATTATGAAAGAATAAATGGAGAATGGTTATGAAACTAGTCAGGGATCAAGTCAGGGATAAAGTCTGGGATCAAGTCCATAATCAAGTCTGGGAACAAATCTTTTGGCAAGCCTGTGATCAAGACTATTATCAAGTCTGGAATCAAGTCTGGCGTCAAGTCTGGAATCAAGTCTGGCGTCAAGTCTGGAATCAAGTCTATCGGCAAGTCTATCGGCAAGTCTGGAATCAAGCCTATCAGCAAGTCAAGTATCAAGTCAAGTATCAAGTCTGGATTTCAAAATGAAACTGGTGAAAGATAAAGTCTGGGATCAAGTCCATAATCAAGTCTGGGATCAAGTTGAGCATCAAGTTAGGATTTCAAAATGAAACTGGTGAAAGATAAAGTCTGGAATCAAGTCTGTATTCTAGTCTCTAATCGAGTCTATAATCTAGTCTCTAATCTAGTCTATGATCAAGTCTCTGATCAAATCTCTTGGCAAGTCTATGATCAAGTCAGGCGGCAAGGCTGTAATCAAATCAGGGATCAAGTCTGGTGGCAAGTCTGGGATCAAGTTGAAAAACTAATAGAAGATCAAAATTACCCTAAGACCCAAAAATTGAGGGTTTGACTATTCTCTTGTTTCGAGTTCGGCAGCGAGTTTGGACCCACGTTCAAGAACAGATTGTTGGGTAAGATCCTCAAAGATAAGTAAAAACTAAATTACCGCAATCATAGAATTTACCATAATCATTTTTGAACATATTCTCAGACTCTGTTAGATTCTCATCAAAGAACGCTAACCGAGTTTTTAATCTGTGTTTCTGAAACTGATGTCTTGACTGCATGTAATAGTTATCTTTGTCCCAATAATAGTAATTCGGCCCTGATTCATGCGACAAAGTGAATCCGCATTTCTCATAAACAGCGCCTTCCGAAAATCTTCTATTAGCATATGATACGAGCGACCCGTTTAAATTAAAGGCTTTCAACAATCGGGAAAACCCACCGACCACATTAGTCCCTAATTTCGAACAGAAGCGCAATAATTCAAACTCATAATTCTTATTGAATCGGGATTTACCGATTTGCATAACAGCCACAATTTCCCCGTCACATGTTAATCCTTTATATGCTCCACCGATGCACGAACCTTGAATATGATTGTTTTGAACGAATTGTCGCCCGTCGTTATTAGAAACGTCAATAATTGTGCACTTTCTCGCATATATTTTAGAATTCAGGTGCAATTTGGCTAGTATCATCGACTTGACGATATCCTTTTTCTCGTTCCATTCTTGATCAGTAAAATGTAATAACTGAACACCTTTTTCTTGACATGTTTTAGTTTTGTCTAAATGATAATTTTGATTCTCTGGCGTGTCATCTTCTTTATTTAAAACTGAATGCCAGTAGAGTCCATCAACTTCAATTGCCAGATTATGAGACGGTATAAAGATATCAATTTCCTTGGGCGGAATTATTGTCCGGGATGACGAAACAGTTTCAATATTATAAGAAGTTAGAAAGTCTATAATGGCTTTTTCAATTGATGATCGATACGCATGTATGGAAGTAGATATATCATGCTTTTTTAAATATAATCCAACGGTAGATTGTGATACACCAATTTCCTTTGCTAATAATGTTTGACTTTTAATATTATATTCGTTTTCAAGCCAAGTTTTATCCAACAATTTCTTATTTATTTTACCATAACGAGTGACTTTATTTTTAAGTTTCGTTTGTTCTAAGATTGTGTCATTACATAAGGCATGTTCAGATCCATATTTCAATATCATAGTGTTTTTTCTTTTCCGCCTGATTTTTTCATTTTTAAGGGGATTATCACAACCATATTTTCTAATATTTGTTTGTCTTTTTAATTCTCTATTGTCTGGATCTTTGTTAGCACATTGTGTAGAACAAGTTCTAGTAATATACGGATTATGATAAAAATGAAATTTAAGTCTATTTCCACATGAGCAAGTTCTAGGAATAGTGTTATTTACATAACAATATAATATTTCAAGGTCTGACGATAGATTTTTATGTTCTTGGGATAATTTAATATGATTCCATTCATCGGTTGTTTTAAAAATCTTCCAATGTTTACCATATACCTTGCCGTTACTAGTAAAAATGTCGTTTAATGTCATACGTTTCTTTCAAAAAATAAAGGGCCGTTAAGCCCTTTATTATAGTTATTCTGTTAATAAAGTCAAGATATTTATTAGAATTGACCAATAACAGTTGAGAATGAAACACCATCGCGGACAGCAACGAAGTTCAAAGTAATAAAATTGATTGAACGTGCCGGTTTAATGTAAATATCACCAACGAATTCATTACGATCAATAACATCGGCCGTGTTATTCGAGGAATCTGCGATGACTATGAAGTCAGTTATACCACGACGATCTTGAATAGTCTTTAAGTAAGGTTTAATCATTGCCTTAAATTGGGCTCTAGTAAAGTCATCATTAAACTCAAACAATGTATATTTCGATGCTTTTGAAATAGCTTTTTCAAGAACAATGAATAGTCTACGCACATTAATTCTATCGAACGCAGAAGTCTTATACTGGAGAGTTCTGTCACCTAGTAGAATTGTTCCTGCACCACGTTCAGTAATAACCGGATTGATGCCAATTGGGTAAATTTCATCTCTTTCTGACTTTGAAGGATTCCATGCCAGCTTAACGACATTCTTTAGTCTACCACGATCATAACCACCCGGTGACCACCATGCATCCTTGGTTGCATCTGTTCTGACACATAAACCAACCATGTCACCATTTAGAGGAACCCAACGATAAACATCGTTATACTTGTCATATATATACTTATAACCTGAATCAAGAACACCATATGAAGTATCTCTTAGAAGGTCTCTAAATTCCATAACAGCAGTCTTTTCATTACCCGGATTAGAAACTACTGCTTCTCTTGGGGGTGAAACGAATCCAAGACAATCTTTTCTAACTGAAGTGATATTATCAAATATAAAGTTACCGATCTGTTCTCCATTAATACCACCGATTGACTTACCAGCCATAACAAGTGAAATATCAATATTCGTATCTTTAAATACTTCCCATGCTGCTAAGATTGGAGCTAGTTCATCAGTATCTTCAGAAACACCATCTTGACCCTGTGCAAAGTCAATTGAGACTCTACCTGCTGATGGATTTGTTAGGTTTACGGCCGTATTTGATCCCGCTCCTGAGCGATCATTAACAGCCCAAACGTATTGTGACTGACTGTTGATGACTGTCTGATAGTAAATAGATGCACCACCAATTCCCTTAGCATCGGTTGCTCTTGAAAGACCTTTATATGTTTCAAGGACGGCTCCCGGAACACCTGTGATTACACCATTCTTATCGGTTACGACGATGTGTATTTCATCTACAACTGTTGAATTAGCAACTTCCTTCATAAACTTTGAAGTTGTAGGTGCTGAAGTAAATAGTGAGAAGTGTTCCCATCTTCTTGTAAATGCATTTGTTGACGTTGCAACTCTAAGTCTATAGTTTGATTCAAATTTTAAAGCCACTGAAACAGTTGTCGAGTTATGAGTTGGAGCAGAGATAGAAGTTAGTTTTAAATTCTGTTTTCCTACTTCAGTATTACCAACTTCAATGTAATCACCAACTGTTAGATTTGCTAGGACATCAGTCGCTAACGTATTGGCAACCGTGATTGCTGTGTTACCAACAACATCAAATCTCATTGTTCCCGTATTAGCACCAATTGAAACTTTAAGAGCACCTGTTACGTTATTGGTTGAAAGTGCTACGTTTGATGAGAAGACATTAGCAGTATCACAAACATCAATATGTAGGGAATTACCTAGTGTTGATGGATACTTTGCAACATAAAGAACAGTTGAATCAAATGTTCCTTGCTTTGCCAAGAAATCATCTTGATTCTTAACAACCGATGCTAAGAGCACTGAATTAGAAACTTCTGTTGTAGCTGCGACTGCAGACAACGTGCCGTTCGTATTAGCTGACGTTGTATTAGCGGCCCTTGAAATAAATACGTTTGTTCCATAATCCATCGCTGATTTAGCGTTGAACCATGTTTCCGCATTCCTATCGGTAGGTTTACCAAATTTCTTGACAAGATCAGATTCAGAGGAAACCATAATCGCTTTACCGATTGGTCCCCAATTAAAAACACCAGCCGTAGCAGCCAATGTAGTAGAAACGGTAGGGATAATCGTAGTTAAATCGATCTCATTAGTAACTACACCTACACTTTGTTGAATTGCCATAATACCTCCTAATTCGTATTGTCTATTTTAATTATTTATAATTTATCTTAAAAATTAGGTAAGGCTAATACCTCATCAGACATCATGTATTCATCTATCGTTCGGCTATAAGTTTGTTGAACTTGTTCCATGTCAGATTGACCGTCCGTGATATACCCAAATATTGCCATCTGATCGTTTAATTCTTCGGATGTATGTTCTTTTAATTTTTCCATTGTTTTAATATCAGTTAATTCTGTGAAATATTGTTGATCTGATAACCAAGCGAATAATACCAGACACATGACAAGGTCGTCGTGTTTACCTGCTTCAGCTTGATAAGAACCTCCTTTTCTTGAAAAGGTAGATAGTTCAGAAATAGTTTCCTTGTCGTATAAGGTTATCTGTGATTGTTCTACAAGAAGTTTTAATATAGAACAGCCAAGAGATTTCACGGCGGACGAGGTTTTAATTCCTTTATCTACGTTTTTACCGCTCGAAAAGGTAATCTGTTTACCATTTCTTCCTTTAAAAGTGGTATGAAGCAGATTGTCGTATTCAAGTTCCCATTTTAAATTATAGGCAATCTGTTCGCCTAAAAAGTTCAATTCCAAAAGAATTGCAGCATTATTATATAGTTTTGCTGCTCTATAAATTACTTCTGAATAATCAATAGCATTAATAGTATTACATCTATACACAGCAACTTGTTCATAAGGCATTTCTGTAACGTCGAAAATCTGAAATGCGGAGAAATCGAGACCTTTCCCCTCAGCATTATCCGCTATTAGAATATATGATCTCTTCTTATCCGGCATTTTATACTGATTGAAATTATCCTTTTCAACCAGAGGAAGAGTATGTTGAAGCTGTTTTAAACGCCATCCAGCTATTAATGTTCCTGAAGACCCTAACCATCCACAATTATATTCTTGATCGAACTTCTCATTATTAAAATTTAGTGCCGCAAGGGTATGTTCTTTCCATTTCTGGTCTCTTCCCGGAACTTTGTCCCATTTGACTAAAATCCTTTGAAAATCATTTAAACCTTTTTCTGAATTGGTCCAGAATTCCCAGAAATGGTTAAGACCATTCGGGGTTGAGATTAAAATTAATTTGGTGGTCGTGCCGGAAGAAATAGTAGGATATACCGATGTGAAGAAGAATTCCCAATTTTCAACGTGTGCTGCTTCATCTATAATGATGCAATTATGACTCGTTATATTATTTGTCAGATAATGATTTCCGCCGTCAACATCGGTTAAATCAAATACATGATCGTTTTCGATAATTTTATGTGGCAATGTTTTTGCTTCAATAAATTCATTATTAATTTTTATCTTATGATTTGGTGTACATTTTAAATTTTCATTATTTACTTCTATCTCAATTAAAGGTTGATTTTCGGTAATTAAAACTCCAGAAAAATCTCGAAAACCATTTTCAGTCAAAATCTCGAAATAATCATTTTCTATGAATAATTGATTCATTTCTTTTTTAGTCTTCCTCTTTCGAATCCTTCTGGAATAGGATTGCCATCTTTAATTTTAATAGATTTTAAACCATTATTATAGAAAAAGCTATTTTTGGATTTTTCTTTTAATTTATTCTTATGAGATTCTGTTAGTTTTCTTCCTTGCAACGACATGCTTATGTTATGTTTTCGTTCATCAGAAAAGAGTTTTCCGGTTTGATTCTTTGTATTCAATTCGGATTTTTCTTTAGATTTGTTGTATTCTATTCTACGCTGCTTCCTCTTTTCTTTTTCAATTAATCCCTTTTCTGTATTCCACCAGGAGTTATCTCGGCTATTAAATGCCTCAATGTATTTTTCCCTTTTATCAGCAGTTTGCCATCTTTCAATTGCTTTCTCGCTGAGAACAATTTTTACTTCTTCCGATAATTTTGTACCTTTGCGCTTATTACTAGCTTCTTGTTTCTGTTCTTCTGTCCAATTACGAGGTTTCCAGTTTTCTTTCCATTTTTGTTTGAATTCTTCAGTATCCCATAAATCTCTGAGTTTTTTTGACCTACTTAATTTCTGCGCTTCTGTATGAATTCTTTTTTTATTAGAAATTCTAATTCTTTCTTTTACTTCGTCTGTATGTGTTTTTCCATAAAACCCATTTTCTTTCCCTGAGAAGCATGGTGTTGATCCGCCTGGAATTAAGTTATAATATTCGTCCGATGCTACTGCATTATATTGGTCTATTAAGTTTTTTTCTATTAAAAACATTTCTTCTCTAGTAGAGGCATATTCTAATATATGTTGTTCAAAATTTTCTTTTCCATATTTCTTAACAGCTTGAAGTAATAGCTTCCCGCTTCCTAAATAAAACGATTTTCCTTCTTTAGAAGCCCCGATATATTTTTTATTGTTTATTTTATTAACGGTAAGGTATACATATCCATACATAGTTTTTCTCTTCTCTATATGATAAGCTAGTTCATCTATCGATATATTATTTATAAATCCTGTTATTTTATCTTTAGCAGTTACCTCAGTGCTTTTTTCCACACATGAGAATGACCATCCTCTAACCGATGAAGAAGATGTTGCTTCTGCTAGAATACGGCACCTGTTTTCGAAAGAAACAGTTGATTTGTTCCACTCAATAGCACCTACTTGTAACCATTTCGGAATATAAGTATATGCCAACTGAATACGATTTAAAATTTCTCTAGCCGTTGACGCTTTGTTAGCTAAAATTCCAAGGGCTTTATCTTCGTTAAACAAGACATACCAAATAGCGAAGCCAACAATTGCTGTGGTTTTACCTGCTTGTCTTGCAGTGCAGATAATCGTATGTCTATTTTTAACCGTTGTTTCTATAATTTCTTCTTGATAATCATAAAGTTCTAGTGGAACCAATCCTCGATCAACATGAATTACTTTGATGTATTTTTTAATAAAATATATCGGGTCTTTAGCACATCTAAACCATTCTTCTTCCATCTCAGGTGTCCATTGTATCTGGACACCTGATCTTTTAATAAGAGGATTACCTTTATATCCTTTATATTCATTATTATTTGGTTCAAAGATCATTCAAGTTTATCTTTTAATTTATGGTATAGGTCTGATGTAGTTCCAACAAACAATTGATTATTAACTACTTGAGGAGATGAATCCGGTTTATTCGATAATTTGTCTTCTTTGTGAATTGATAGAAGGTCTTTATTAACTTCCGCCATAGTTTTCATCATCTTTGTAAGAGAATCATAAACTTCAGGATTTTCAGCAGCTTTAGCTAATGAAGACAACTGATTTAAAGCATTCTGCCCGGTTTCTATGATCTGTAGGAAATTATCACGAACATACTTGGTGTCTTTATTGGTCAATTCTGAAATAACCGAAACGGAATCAGATTCTGGTAGAACCGTTAAACTTCTTTCTTTTGGTTCTTCAATTTTAAAAAGATCTACTAAATTCTTATCTGGCTCTTTATTCATGTTCCGTTATCTCTGTTATGTAACCAAAATCATCAGTAACATTAATATCAAGGGCCGATATTGAATTATTTGTTGAAGTGGTAGGTTGACCATTACTTGTCAGACCGGGTTTAACCAAAATTTCTGCCTCGGGGGTGTCTACTCCAATGGCGTCTCTTAAATCATCTACAACAGGAGCATAGATATTTGAATATACGAACTTGATGATTTTCTTTTCTTTTGTCGGACCGTAGAAATAACCCTTGACAGATAGGTCAAGTTCCCATATAAAATATTTACGGTTCTTGTAATTACCTTCATATTGTTCTGTCTTAGTAACATTTTCTAAAACAATTGGGATGTCTATATTACCCATACCGGGGACTAGTTCGGTAGAGACAATCCAATCAGGATCAAAATAAGGCAGTATTTGCTCGACGATTTTCGTTCCGTCTTCGGTGTTTTTGATGTAAATAAAGACTCTGAAATTTAAATTATATGGTTTTCCAACATATTGATATGATTTAGTCCCTCCGGCCTGTTCGATAGGAACTCTGTTGAGCGCATTAATCTTTCTTGTCGGATCGAATGACAGGGAATCAAACTCGAATGAGATTCGAGGTAATAGGATTGAATATTCTCTGTTAATATTTGGATCGCCCTCAAGTCTTGATAAAACCTTCTCTTTAGGTCCATATGTGATAGGAACTTTGATTGTCTGAATAGTTTCAGAATTTATCGTTCTCTCAATATAAACATCATTGAACAGTGATCCGACCATAATGACATATTTTCGTATAAGCGAATGATAGAAGGGCTGTGCATTAAACATCAAGGTCTTCTTTCAGAGAAAGGATTGAATTCAGTAAAATCAATGAAATCATCCTCCCTTTTAATTTGTGCTGAATCGTCGAATAGATTATTCAGCTCCATTTTAGCATCTGTATTTGAAATAGTATTAGAAGTGACGACTCCATTGGCTGTTAGGCTGGTTACATCTAATGTTCTATTCACATAAATCTTATCGATAGCAGCAATACCAGTTTGAAACTTCTCTGAGGAATACTCATACAACTCGCATGTTAATTCATATATTGGTAAAGAACCAAGTTGATAGAACAGTTTCTTATTGTTGACAAATTTAATTTCGAAACATTTATCATTAAGTGGAAAATAGATTAAATCTCCTTCACGGGGTCTTATAATAGCAGGCACAGTAACAAGTTCTTCAGCAAATCTTTTTTTTGCAACCGATAGAACAATTTGGTCTCTAATTTCAAGACCAAATTTAGACATAAAATCGCCATCCCCAGCGAAACCATCAACGGACGTTAAATACATTTCAATCGAATAATGATCAGAAAAAGTAACAAGATCAGAAGTGCCGTATAAATCATCAGGATTATCATTGTGTCTTGGTAGATATATCATATTCTGGCCATACATCTTTATTGATTCTATAATTAAATCTTCTAGAACCCCCTGTTCGTTTGTAGCACCATAATTGTTAAAATATGAGTTTACCGTCACTCTAAACTATCCAATCATGTCAGATGCTGGAAGCGAGTAAGAATTAATCATTTCGTGTCTAAGTCTATCAATTTCATTTATAGCTTCGTCATATATACGTTGGCCATTGAATTTAACGCCGCCCGGCATTTCCATGCCATCGAACTTCTTAAGATTATTCCCCCATTGTCTCTTGATCAATGCTGTGCAATATTCTTTCAGCCATCTATCATCCCAAACATCTGTGAATACAGCAGGGTTTACAATTTCGTATGCTTCCACAATGAGGTAGGAACCGGTATTTAATTTGTTCCAGTCCATGTCTAGATATAACTTGTTCACGTGTCTGTTATATCTAAGCGGAACTTTACCAATTAAAATTGATTCCATGAATTGGAGATGTTCCATCGCCATAACATAAGGCGCGAGACTAGTGGAAGTCATCGTCCACATATCATTCATCGCGAACTGATATCTAACGTCGAATAATGTCCCAGAGTTATATGCAGACGATAAATCGAAGATTTTAACTACACCCATGATATTTTCGGGCAACAGAATATATCCGTCAACCTTATTCTGATCCGTTATTTGGTGTTTATAGTAAATCTTTTGAGAACCATCAAAGTGATAGTCGAAATAATATCTCAGAGCTTCGTTAACGCGATCTTCAATTTGTACGCCATCAATATTGATATTGATAACTGGTCTTCCTAAGTCTCGGAGACAATATTCTTTAAAATCAGCTCTGTTCATAGCTTACTCGCTGATTCGAAAAACTCGTCTAATTGTTCAGATGACCAACCTAACATTTTACCTAGAGTTTCTGTCATCGGATGATTTCTTTCAAAAACTGTTGCTCCTGAAATTAACATTTTCGCTGGGAACTTCATTTCTTCAGGCAAATTATCAATCAAAATTAATATAGCAGAAGGAATTACAGCGGCATTAGATGCCAATGCTTCTTCTTCTGTTATAATTTTATCAATACAAAGCTGTTGGAAGAATTGTCTATCTGATATGTCGGGTATAATTTTAATTTGATCTAAAAAAGCATTGATTTCTTCTTCGGTTGCTATTCGATCACCCGGTCTCATATCTCCTTCATAAATATTTCCGTTTTGATCAACGTATTTTAACATTTACCAAGACCTCTCGTGTATTAATTGATATGAAACTGAAGCTGAACCTGCTAATGAAACCGCTGCTCCGGTTGTTTTATTCCATGTTCCTATAGATGCTGCACCCGTTACGAATCCAACTGTGGTATCTGTTGTAACAACGGATACCGGACCATACACAGGACCGGCTTGTCCAGCATAAAAATTTTCAATAATGTCATTGACAGAATAGTTACCAATTTCCGAAGTAACCAAAGCCAATAAACGTCCTTTACCGAGTCCTACACCCAAATTACTGTTTTTTGAAACAGATGTTCCTGCAGCAGGGAAAGTTGCTACCCAGCCCGATTCATAATACCCATTATAGGCATATACCACTGTAGAAGTTACAGTAGATGCTCCTGAAACAACATGCCCAATAATCACATGGTTAACCTGATTTGCAACAGAACCATTACCAAGATACATCTTCATTTCTTGGATATTAAACGTATATTGACCAGATGTAGTAGAAGGTGTCCCATATTGCTGATAAACTGGTTTTAATGTAACAGGATTGGCGGCAGCTACTACACCAGCAGAGGTAACAGATACAGGAAGATAAGATGTGTTTGATGAAGCAACTGTCCAAGATAAGTTTGAAGTCGATGAACCAATATAATCATTATCACCTGTTGCTGAATAACCATTCGCAGCAGACACAATTAATGGAGCAGAATTTGAAACATTCTGCGTTGTAACGACAAGCGATGCATATGTTGCTGCTAATATTGACGGAGACCCTGTTGAAGTGGGACCAGAAGAAACCGTTTGTCGTATGTTAGATTTAACTGATTTGATATTTGTTAATTGTGAACCATCAACAGCCGGCAATTTAGAATTACCATCTAGAGCAATGATATTATTTGCAGAAGTTCCTACTGATCGACCACCTAAATAGGTGGTATTATTTGAAGTTAAAGTTGCTACATTAGCAGATAAACCAGCAGTAGTTTGATAACCAGAAGCTGCTACACCATTAAGGTATGTAGCATTATTTGACGTTAAGGTTGCAATATATGATGAATTAACAAATAATCCAGTTGAGTTTGCAACAATTCCTGAATTTGCTAACACTCCAACTGAAATTGAGTTTATAGTTATTCCATTGCCTGCTCCAACATGAATACCTGTTGAATTTGATGCAACCACACCATTTCCAGGAATAACAAATAATCCAGTTGAATTTGCTGTCAAACCAGAATTAGCAAGAACTGATATTGTTCCTGCAGTAGTAATAGGTCCGCCGGATAAACCATTTCCTGTTGCAACTGATGTCACACCATTATCATAAGCATCCCAATAAGCAACAGTTCCATTTGAATGGAGAACCTGTCCTGCAGATCCATATGTTCCATTAGCAGTTAATGAACCTGTGATGGTTAAACTTGAAATTGAAGCAGGTTGACCAGATCGTAGAACCCAAGTTCCATTAACACTTAATTCTGCTGCAGGCATCTCATAATTTGATCCATTATAAAACAGATATCGCGTTGCATCTTGGGTTAAGAATACAACACCAGTGTTTGGATTAGCTGTTCTATAACATTTAATATCACCTGTTACAATTAAATTTGAAATTGAAGCAGGTTGACCAGATCTTAGAGCCGGAGTTCCGTTAACTATTAATTCAGCACCTGATAAAACGTAATATGTTCCATCATAACACAGATATCGCGTTGCATCTTGTGTTAAGTATACAACACCAGTATTTGGATTAGATGTTCTATAACATCTAATATCATCTGTGGTATATAATCCTTTAAATGTAGGAGTATCATTAGAACCTAGATTTTGATCTATGGTATAAGATGTAATATTATTAGATGTTCCGTCAATAGATATTCCCGTAAGTGTTTGTGGTGCTGACACTCTATTAATAGATAATGCTGATGTGCCAATATAATAGGTGAATGTTGTATTAGCATAATAAGAAGGTGATTGGCCACCAAGATTAGATGCATTATTTGAAGTTAAAGTTGCAACATTAGCAGATAAACCAGCAGTAGTTTGATAACCAGAAGCTGCTACACCATTAAGATATGTAGCATTATTAGATGTTCCGTCAATAGATATTCCCGTAAGTGTTTGTGGTGCTGACACTCTATTAATAGATAATGCTGATGTGCCAATATAATAGGTGAATGTTGTATTAGCATAATAAGAAGGTGATTGGCCACCAAGATTAGATGCATTATTTGAAGTTAAAGTTGCAACATTAGCAGATAAACCAGCAGTAGTTTGATAACCAGAAGCTGCTACACCATTAAGATATGTAGCATTATTAGATGTTCCATTTAGATTGCCTACAAATGTTGTGGCTGTAACTGTATTACTTACAGTCAGATTGTTAGAAGTTTTATTGAATACTAAACCAGCAGACGCGCCCCAAGAATCTGAATCATTAAATTGTAATTGAGTGTTTGATCCAGAAGGAGAAAACATGACAAGACCATAAGAACCATTTGCATTTAAGAAATAAGAACCGTTTGATACTTGTGTCGAAGTCGGAATATTTAATGTAAAACTAGATGTTGAATTTGAAAATTTAGCAGATGTTGAATTAATAACCGCATTGACAGTCGAATTACCAATGTATAAAGTAGATACATTTGAAATTAAAGCATTGTTGACAGTTATGGCAGTTGAATTTGCTGTAAGGGAATATGATTGTAATGAACTGTTAGAAACAGTCAATGCAGCAGAATTACCGGTATACAAAACAATTGAATTTGCTCCTGCTTTAATTTTAGTGTTAGCAGTGGAATCAAAATCAACTTCGGAGACTAATATTGTTGAGAAAATAGAAGAGTTGGTATTAGACTGCATAATAACAGACCAATTGCCTTCCATCGAACCTTCGAAGGCTTTAAGATCAGTATTATATCTAATCATACCATCATTTGCAGAGGGCCTTGAACCAGACCCGCCAACAGGAAGAATTAAAGCATCTGCAGTATTGATATGGAATGTAGTTAAAGGACTGGTTGTATTAACTGATATTTTACCGTTAGTAGCTACTAACAGATTATTATTTACTACTAAACCATTCTTAACTTTAAAGTCTAAATCGCTCAAGGTTCCCTCTCCCCCTTTTTAATTATTTATATTTTAATTATGTTCCTGATTCCTCTTATGCTAATACTATTCGAAGATGAGGACTGGAAATTGAACAAAATATGTGTTGTATTAGCAGTTGAAGTAAATATTCCTAGTTGAGAATTTGAAATTAGAGTTCCATATTCTGTTATATATGATGAAGAACCATCATGTAATAGAAGTATTTTTGATGAAACTATGTTATTGGCATTATTATCTTTTAATACAACTAGATATTCGCCGGCCGAACCAAGAGTTTTGCTAAATGAATCTATCATATTAACAGAATTATTAGATACATCAGTACTAATCGATGTTGATGTGCAATTGCCTAGATTAATCGAAGAATTCATATTCAAAGTAGTGACTGTTACAACATTAGAAGTTATTGAATTTGAAGTTAAAGTAACTACGTTACCAGTAGTAATCGTGGCTACATTAGAAGTTAAAGTAACCACATTACCAGTTGTAATGTTACTAGTAGTGATTGTAGCTAGATTTGATGTCAAAGTAACTACATTACCAGTAGTAACATTACCGGTTGTTATTGTAGCTAAATTTGATGTCAAAGTAACCACATTACCTGTAGTAATCGTAGCTACATTAGAAGTTATTGAATTTGAAGTTAAAGTAACCACATTACCAGTAGTGATAGTAGCTACATTAGAAGTTATTGAATTTGATGTCAAAGTAACCACATTACC